ATGCAAGCGTGGAGCGTGAGGTTAGCCGCAATGTTTTGTGGAAGGAAATTGATTGCTTCTCTATAGACGGCGTTCTTGTTTTCCTTCGTAATGAGATAGAATCGGCGACGATGCCCAAACGGAGATTCCACAAAGGTATAGTCTCTGTGTTTGTTCTTATGAACCAATTGCTCAATCGATTTCTCCCACTCTCCTACTGTAGTGAAAGTTTCCCAGACCCATGAGATATACTTCTGTGCTTCTTCAACAGGGATTTCATGCTTCTCTAGGAATGTTTCCGCTGACTGTCGATAGAACACACCGAAGTTCATGTTCTTTGAATTCGATCTTTGTTCTGGCGTGAAGTTCTCGCCATAGAATCTAGCAGCGGTTAGATTATGAAGGTCTTGATCCTTCTCGTATACCCCGGTTAAGAGTCTATCGCCAGAAAGTGCAGCAATTGTTCGTAGTTCAGCCTGTGAATAGTCCGCCTGGACCAGTAGTGTACCATCAAGAGCAAAGAACAGTCCTCTAATGTCAGGCAACCCTTCCTTAGTCCTAGTGACGTTTTGCAGATTTGGTCCACGACTTGCCAATCTGCCGGTACTCGTCGCGTGACGCGGGAGCGACGTGTAGATCCGGAAGTCTGGGTCAACTTCTGCCTCCCTAATCAAGCCGGTTAGATATGTACCGGCCTGTTTTTGTAGCTTCATGTATCTGTCATGCTCTTTTGCAATCTGTGAGATAAGAGCGCGTTTGGCTTCTGCATCTTCGGCTGGCTTCTTTACCATCTTACCGTCTTGCATGATAGCCGTGTGTTCACCGTCAAATGTGAATCTACCGTCTACCATTTCCTTACGTGCAGAAGCATCGACTGAACGCTTCATATCTGGCCGTGATTGCATTTCATGATGTACGCCGAATTCATCGTAATACACCACAGCCATTTGCTGATTGCTACCAGGGTTCAACAGTGGTTTCTTAATCAAGATTTGCAACGTCTTGACGATCTGATCTAGTTCCGGCTGAACCTCCGTCTCCAACATTTCTGCCGCACGATCCACGTCGTATGGCATACCCGTAACTTCCATACTGTGAAGAACATTCTCAGACGCAAGGAGCGTTTCTTTGTAAGGCTTCTCAAAAACTGAGTCACCCGTAGCTCGCTCTCGTAATAGCTCAAAGAGTTGGAACGTACCGGCGGCATCATAACCGGCATATTTGTAGAGCGCAAGGTAGTTGATGTTCTCGATCTTTTTGTATTCTTCGGACTCTTCATAATCATCACCGTATTTCTTCTTTAGGTCTTTACACGTCTTTTCACTTACCAACCGTCCAGTCTTTTTGAACGAGATTACGCTTGAGGGTGTATAGTAGGGCCAACCGAACTCTTCCATCAAGAGATATTCTAGTTCATGTACTCCACCGCGCTCATCACATGCCCAACTTAGGAGCATGGTATCTTCATCTACTCTGGCAGAAATCCCATAACTGTGTCGAAGGATCTTTGTGTCGAATATACCGTTGTGCCAACAGAAAGATTTATCTCTGGATGCGAAGAAGGGCTGCAAACAATTTTCAATGAAATCGGTATCTTCCCAAAGCCCTTGCCGCTCTCCGAGGACATAGCTAGATGCTCCATCAACTGCAAATTGAAGGCTAACGAGGGATGCTTTGTGTGATAATCCGCCGCGAGATTCAATATCACAGGCAATAGTTCCGGTTTTGGTACTAAGATGTTCGATGAGTTTTCTTGCATCGTCTCCGCTTTCGATTAGTGTGACCCGAGGCATTGTAGGCTCAGGTAGTGGATTGAATGCCCTACGAAAGTCTTTTACCAGGTTAGGGAATGTGGAATCATCACGCAGTACGAGTGCGGGATTGTTAGTTGCGACAACTGTGCAGCCACTTCTTTCAAGTCTGTAACCTCGGAAGCTGTCAATTGTACCCTTCCCGATAATACTAGTAACGGCTTCGGCTCCTGCGGCCAAGATGAGATTGACTTCAACTCTATCGAGTTCCGCTTTAAGACGTGGATTGCACGCTTCAATTGCCTCTTGCGGTACTTTGCCCGACTCTGGCGCACAAAGAACAACATTGCTTACGTACAACTCCTCTCTCTTTATCCCATTTTGCTTTAGCAGGTAATCTAGAACCTGACCGGATGGACCTGCAAATGGTCGCTTCGCCATAACGTCATGGAAGCCTGGTGATCTAGAAACAACTGCACCCTTACACTTCCCTGTGGGGAATTGCGAAGGCGCAAAGTCCCGTTTAGCTAGTGGACAGATTTCACACTGAGCTAGAGGATGTTTTCTAGTAATAGTAGGTTCAGTCGTGGTCATCTGCCTTCAATCCATACTTGTGGCATACTCGCAAGCTGCCATTCACCTTTGTAATCAAGCCACAAATCAACCTCGTAGTTATCGACCTTTAAGTATAGTTTGATCTCCAATAGTTCATCTGCTTCAATCGTTAGTACGTAGGGCCGATCACCCGGTAATTCCTGCATTCTTTCTGCAAGCACCTGACCCAAAGCGATTATCCCGGCCGGAAGCTTATTCTTAAGTTCGATTTCGATTTCGCTCATCTTCTATCTCTTCACAGTTCTGGTGTACCCAACCACCATCTTCATCTGGTTCAATCTCATCACCCTCTTCTATCCATTCGCCACAGTCTGTACATTTTGTGCGATAAAGGGCTTTCATGGCCGTCTGTGCATTAGATCGTACAAACCAATTGCCAAAAATGCACATCCTGTAAGAAATACCACAATACCAGAGAATGCATCAATCGGCATAACAAGCGCCGCAAAGATCATACAACCCATAAAGCCAACTAGACCAATCATTGTTTTACCCTCAATTCAATTTCTTCGGGAGCAGGATAACGCCATAGGATGGGCTTAGGATCACCTACTAGATCGAAGTCCCCATTACCTGCAAAACAGTCCCAACCAAAATCTTGTGCTGATTCCCTAACGTGACAACTATTAGTTGTGCAGCTGAGATAATCTCCACCAGGGCATTTGATTACCATTTCTGCGGTACAACGACGATCGCTATATTTAGCTGTTACTGTATGACCATCATCTATCCACTTAATGGCGTCCATAAATAACACGCTCCAAGTTCGGTTTGAAGAAATTTGGTCCTTTTAGGATTTTACCATCTTCTCTAACGATGGGCTTTCCATCTTCACCTAGCTTACTCATATTAGAAGCCTGAACCTCTTGGAAGCAACGATCAAAAGGAATACCAAAACTAACTGCCGTACCCACAACAACATAGACTAGATCGCAAATGGCATCGGCTAGATCAATTAGGTTTCCACGGTCCATCGCATCGATCAATTCACTAAATTCTTCTCGATGAAGAGAATCACGTAGCTCCCAAATTTCTGATGTTTCTTGCGTACATGATCCAGGGTCAATATCTACTGGCTTATCACTAACTGACAGACCATATGTCGTATGGAATTCTCTTAGAGCTTCTTCAACTGTTTGTGTCACGAATGTCCTCCAATCTAGCGATATAGCGATCTAGATACCATCTGGCTTTCTTTAGATCCGCCACCGTAATGCGACGGGTGATTAATAGTTTCCAAATGCCCTCAATTGATCGAGATTTTCGCCACTAGGCACTCCCGGTTCGGGTAGTTCACCATACACCTCTACTGTAGTTGCTAGCATACCGATTGCAGTTGCTACATACTTCATTAGTGCCTGCCTACCACCGGGTGTATCTAGTCCGAGAGTCCATGCCCGATATAGATACATTCCTAGCTGGTTCTCCCAATAGGAATTAGCAAACGGAACCTGCCTACCGCCAAATTCTCTAACCCTTTCTGCATCTTTCGTTAGATCAAATTTCTTGTAGACATACTGCGTTAGCTCATCATCTAGGACTCCCTCGACGTAATCAAGAAATTCTGGCAATTCCATTACGTCACCTGCAACACAACGAAGATAACGACGCCTACGATGATTGCAACGAGTAGATCCCTTTGCCAATAATTGCCCATTAGTGCATCCTTCTCAGGTTGCCGTTCTTGATTGCCTCTAGCCTTGCTGCCGCAATCTGCGGTTCTAGTTCTTTACGGATTGATTGCATAACTTGAAGTTGATGTTTAGCTAGAGCAAGATCGGCTTCCTCTTGGTCGATAATTTCTTTCTCCAATAGGAGGTTCGTAAGTACATCCAACTTCATTGCAATGTCGAGCATTCCGCCTACAGGTGTCCAACCACTAGGATCGAGATTGAGTACTCTCCACTTCTCTTCTTCCTTCTCAACATCTGCTCTTGCTTTTTCTAGCTCACTCGGCATCTGCTAACAACTCCTCATCTGTACGATATTCTGTTTTACCACAGAACTGGCAAACCTTGAATCTTTTGTCATCCTCATCTTTTACGAACAGGTGCAAGCACGTAGGATTCTTAGGTGGGGTGGACTGTTGCACCATTACTAACTTTCTGGACCCTAATCTGTCCTCTGTCCAATAGGGTTTCAAGCACGACATCTAGTTCTTTACGGCTAAGATGGTAATAGCGCGATAGCTCTGAACGTGTGCAACCTGGCCGGCGTCTAACATGTGCATAGATCCTTGATACTAGTCTCTGGTTAGCAGTACGACCAACGTTCTGGATTAGATCAACCGTATGGTGTCCCCACTTCTGTACGTACCATGCTGCTGCTTTTAGATCATCTGCGTCTGTGGTGATCTTTCCGTTCTTAGGCTCTTGTCGCGCTGCTGAGAGAAGCATACCCATTTTGAGGCTTGACCAGGCAAGCCGACCAAAGGTAGGTTGGGCGACCATACTTGCGGCACTTTCGGCTGCTTCCTTAGTGAGCCGCATTTCGGTTTTCTGGAAATATTCCCATGCTTCATCAGTGAGGATAACCTCCGTTTGTGTTGGAACCTTGAAAGATGTACCAGCATCGGGAATCTCAATTAATGTCTCTTGGTTGTACGTTGTGTGTAGATCGCTAAATCGAGTTTGCAGCTTTTTTCGTTTAGCATCTAGATTCGCCGTAAGTGGTCCTGTTGGGCGAATCGTTGCTAAGTTTGCATCACCACCTACGATGAGGAAACGCGGCAGGAATCCACTAAGAATGTACTCGTCGTTGAGCAATCCGTACATCTTATCTCTAATTCCTCCACCAAAGAAGATAAAGACAGGATCAGTGATAGTGATGGTTTCTTTGCGGAGACGTCTAGTAAGGAACGGTGGCACGTCATACAATTGAGTGAGAGTCTCAGGCATTCCGGCGAGATAATCTTTCCGATTGATCGAGTCAATAAATCCACTTACCTCATCCTTAAAGAATACGGATACTTGACCTGGACGTGCTGCTAGTGCAGTTAGGATTCCTTCGACCGAACCATCCGTAGCAATTACGATTTCCCTGTCAATATCTGCTACGAACTCCATTGCCATTTTCATGGCAGTAGTCTTGCGTGTTAGAGTTGAGTCGCCAAGAATCAATCCCCACAGGTTAGGAATGATCTTTCCGAAGTTGGTATTAAGATACAGTCCTGACGAGAGGATGGAAGAGAGCAACATCGTACAAGCTAGTTCGTGATACTCTACTACTGCGTCTGTTGCTTCTGCTGCCCAATCCTTATACTGGTCAATGACTGACGGCGGTGGATCACCCTTAACGAGAGTCGGCATCCTGAGCGGCTTAACGTCATCAAGCAGCAATATCAGATTCTTCTGCTTGATATCCGCTTTGGTGATTTCTCGCCACAGGTAACTAATCGGTCGCTTGTCCCGATCGTACTTGTTGCACTTGGCTTGTAGAGCAACCGCGAAAGTCTGCTCTTTGTTCATACCGCTTTCTAGGCACACGTTAATCAGATGCCACATAGCAGCAGACCAATCGCTAGCAGGCTCACTACCGAACAGATCAGAGAACGCTGTTTTACGTAGCTCCGGTAGATGTGCCTGGATAGTTGTCGGCACATCTGGAAGATCCATTATGTTCGGGAGTGGATCACCTTCTACTACTTGTTCTTCCGGTGTCGGCGGCGTGAATTGCTCAAAAACCGCCACAGGGAGTAACTGCTCGAACGACGAGAGAAGCTGTACCTCCGGTACTTGTGTAGCTCCATCGTCGTACTTGTAGTTGTAGGTGTATGGGACACGAAGTAGCTGCTCAATGTCCCATCCGGTCTTATCTGCTCCCTTGTCAGCATACGCATATGCAATGCGCTTACTGTAGGACTGTGCTAGCTCTGGATCAATTAACTGATCTAGCCTCCAAATGCCCTGAAAGTTCTTGAACGATGTCTTAAGCCTACACTGTGGGGGTGGTGTAACATCGCCAGGATCACACGTATCTAGGTCAGCCCATACCAACCTAGTCGGTAGTGCAAAGTCACGCTTCCGCTTAGGCTGTCTGAATAGATTGATCCCGAACCATACATTGTTGCCCTTTACCATCTTGTCCAGATACGGGCCAAGACCCTCTCTTTGCTCAGGCCAAACGAAGAACTTTTCCTGAAACTTATTCTTGTTCCCCGATGGGGCATGTGCAACGCACAAGTACCCCTCTCTTTCTTCAAAAAGATAGTCGAAGAATTGAAGTCTTAGCTCAGTTGCCGTTAGCGACATATACTTTCAGATCATCGAAAGTTGCGGGATCGTTAAGATTTAGCCAATTGCCGTCGCCATTCGGTAGAGTAAACCACACTACTGTAACTCCTGCGGATTGGAGAGCAATTGCACAATCAAGACAAGGTTTGGCGTTAACGATATTTCCGCTCTTACCGGAAATCGTAGCGACATATGCTGTCGCCCCAAACAGATTAATGTAACGCGCTCTTGCTAGTGCGTGAATTTCAGCATGAAGTGATCGCTTACTCCGTAATCTGTAGTGTGGAGTATGTGACCAGCCATTACTAAGAATTTGAGAAAGGCTACGATCAACAATAATGCAGCCAGTTTTGTGTGTACGAATAGTGCTTCTAGATGCTACTTTGATAGCTTCGGTAATATGATTCAAGTTGCCCCTTTAGGTGCCAAAGGGAAGGGCACCGCAGTACCCTTCCCTTCAAGCACAGTTGCTCTCTTTACTTAGAGCAGGCCACCAG